GCCGGAACATAGTGGAAAAACCTGTCTGCACTGTGACCGTTGTGGCACTATTCGACAAGGACGCGCCGAGGGTGGTGTATTGGACGGGGCGGCGGCTGACGGGCAACCACGGATGATCAAACCAAACCGTATCGCCAAGCTCTACATCTACGGCGTTCAGCCAAGTAGCGAACTCCACCTGAAGCCGCCGCTGTGATCGAAGCGTGGTAATGTGGTAAACGAACGCCTGTGCGGTGGTGTCATCTGCGATGAGATCGCTTGTATAGCCACCCACATCAGTGAAATCCTTTAGCTCTTGGCCGAGGGGGTTGGTCGTTTTGTAGCGTAGCTGTGAACGGATCATTTCGCCTGTCAGGTTCGGCCCTGCGTAGTAGGTGGTGGCCGATCCGTGGACGTTGATGCCCGTAGAGCTTGTCAGTGTCAACGTCCTCACGCCACTTGGGGCAATGGCTGAAACCGTATAGGCTTTGTCTCCGGCGATATACAGCGTATCGTTTACGGTAGTGCCGTTGGTGCTGAAGTTGGCTGAAACGTCAGCGTCAGTGAACAGCCCTGCGGCGGTCAACGTGCCTGTGCCTGTGGTGCGATAACGTCCCGAAGCCACCGCCATCTTGGTGTATTCGCCCGTAGTCCGATCAAGGCGATAGCGTAGGGCTACCTCGTTGATAATGTCGCGGATGGGGGTTCGTGCGAACTCCACATCGTATTCATATTCTTCCGGTATCGCATCGGGATTGCGTAGAGCGATATTGTGATCCGACCAAAAGGACTGCGTTGGGATGCGGTCCTTGTCTTGAGCCACAACCTTCCACAACCCTTGGAAATCTTTAAACAGATGTAGACCGGATTGGAACGCATACTCGTTTAGAAACTCAATGTTTAGGGCGTTGTCGATTACGAAGTCGAAATTCCAATCAGTTCGTGCGGCTTTGGCGGTAGTGAATGAGGCGGTATTGATGTCGGCGGTGGGTAGGTTGAGCAACGTCTTGCCGCGAAGAACAGCGTGGAGGATATCGACACTATTCCGTAGGGCGGTGCCGCTACTGGAGATCACCGCACCATCCGCATAATTAGCCGTAACATCTTCAAATCCAACCGTAGCTTGGTAGATCGGCAACGACTCCGCTTCAGCGGTCTGCTGATCGTCGTAGCGGACATCCAGATATATCTCAGTAATTGTGGCCGCTTCTCTCCCGTTTATCTCCACCGATACGCGTTCAAAGTCCCAATCGTCTTCCCACGTTGCGGCGGCAAGGGTGATGGATTGGTTGCCGATCACGTTCGTGCCGGAGGCGAGGGAAGTGGTGCCGATCAGCACGTTGTAATCCCACCTCCCAACCGCAGAGATAATCTCACAAGTGACCGCCGTGATCGACCCGAGCTTGGGACAACCGCCGATATACACATCCAGATCCGTGTTGAGTGCCAATGTCACCGTAGTCGCACCGCCGCCGCTGTATTTGCCATCCGCAACATAATACCAATCGGCCACCTCGTTGGTTGATTTGGGCATTACAGGCGATAGGATCAGCTTGCGGGTAAAGTCATCAATCGTGAAGTAGGTCGTGCTACTCTGCGTTCTCTGTAGCACCTCGGCCATGCGTCGAGCGTTGGCGTAGTATTGATAGGCCGTGGAATAACTATCGTTGGCGGTGCCGCTCAGATATTTGCGAAGGAAAATATCTATGTTGCGCGTAGGGGCGAGGAACGGCGTGGACCCATCGCCGGAAAACGGCCCGACATTGACGTTGCCAAACGGAACGGGGATCACTTGCCCCAAAGAACCCATAGGCGCAAAGGGGTGTTCGATTAGGTTTATGTCACGGGTAGGAAACTCACTAAAATCTTTATCCGACCCGTCGATCACATCAAACGTAAAATCACGCATGGAAAACGGGTAATTCTCAATCACACCACGCGCTATCTCAATTTTATCAGCCGCCCCCTCTGCCGCACCTACACCGATGAAAATCAGATACACCCTGACCGCATCGTTCTCCAAGAAATACTCATCCGATAGGGTCACGGACTCTTGCCCTTCATTGGCAAGGACATAGCTAAACCCTGCGACCTCGGATAAGCCGCCGCCGATCCGCGCTTGGTGCCATCCGAGGCTTATCCCGCCTTCACGCAGCTTATCGTCGTAGGTTATTGCAGTAGCGGGGATGGTGTATTTCCTCGTCCCATAGCGCAGCGTAGTCGTAGCTCCACCGGGAACATCCGCGTCCACTTCGATCAGATAAAGAAGTTGATACGCGGTCAAGTCCTTGTAGGACGCGGCATTGGTAGCAGAAAGGTCTTTAGCCACTTTATGCGCTCATATCTTTAGCGAGGTTGATGGTGCCTGACCAATGATTGCCCACGGACGATTGGAACCCTTCTAAGCCGCCTGTATAGTGCATGTTGGTATGCGCCGTGGCGAAGGGATCGGTGTATGTGAAACTATTTTTAGAGTATTGCGCGTTCGTTTTAAGGAAGTTACGCAGGGACTCATACTGCGTATTGGATAGGCGGTCAAAGGCAAGCGAAGGGTTGCGGAACACCGTTGCCGTGCCGGGACCGAGGTCTGCCACTTTAATGCCGCCGCCCATCGTCCGGCCGTATACCATCGGGTAACTCTCGCCGCGTTGCTCTGGATACTGTGGCGCGTTGATGGTGATATTCGTACCCGCATGGGAGGTCAGCGTCAGTGTAATAGTTTTAGCCATTTAGCTACCACCCGTATCCTGTCCGTTTTTCTGTTGAGGCCGTTGGGCCACGGAAATTTGATTTCTGCGAATTGGATGGCGTACTTGTTCCCGAGGTAGAATTAGACGCGCCGTGCTTTACCGTCACCGACCTATCCCGTATAGCACGATTAACGGACTTGGTGATAATGCCATCCAGTGCGCCCATGTCGATAAGGTCACCGATATTGACCTTTTTGCGTTCGCCTACGAGCCGCACCGCCGCGCCTACGTCTAAGTCGATGGTGCCGAGGTTGTCGAGGTTGAATACGTCACCCCATCCAAGGGCCATTTTAGGCATCGGAGCCGTGCCGCCACCTTGCACTTCTTGCCCGAAGCGGAATATGTCGCTCCAACCGTTTACGCCAATCTTATCGCCCATGCTGACCACTTGGTCCCAATTTCGGCCAATGGGGTTCTTATTGAGGTCGCTGACTTCGATAACCACATCCCAATGGCCGGGATTTATTCGCTTCTCAGCCGCGCCGGGAATCGCTCCAATCAACGGGATAATCTCATTCCACGTTTTCTGAATACGGCCCACCCGCGTGTCCATCGTTTTCAATTCAACCACGTTATACCAAAACTCAGGATCAATTCTTTTGTGGCCCGTTCCCGATCCGATCAACGGGATGATCTCATTCCACGTTTTGTTAATACGCCCCATCTTGGTGTCCATCGTCTTCAATTCAACGACATTGAACCATTTCAAAGGATCAATCCGCTTGTGACCTGTGCCGCCACCAATAAGCGGGACAATCTCGTTCCAATTTTTATCTATCGGCGTGGCGTTTGACACATCTACCGCATCGGCCCAATCGTCAAGGACGATCTCATTTAGCCGCACCTCCGGCACCAATGCCCCTGTGCCGTCTACGCCTGTTGTGGGTGAGGTTGGACTGGAGGAACCGCCACTACCACTGCCACTGCCCACGGTCACCTTGGCTGAACCGCCTGTCCGTGCGGCTCTAAGGGTTGCCGACTCCCGTGACCTAAGACTGTCGATGGAGCGGCCCAAGTCGCGGAATATTTTATTTTGAAGGTAGGGATCGGCTCCGGCGAAATCCTGCATACGGTCTTGGGCTGTCTTACGAAGGGCCATTTCTTCCACATCAAAGCCCATGCGGATAGAGCGGGTGAGGGGCGCAAGTTGCTCGGCGGTCATCTTGGCGGCTCGGCCCACGCCCGACAAAGCGTCTGACATCTGCAAGGCTTGAACTTTAACTTCGTGCATAGTCACATCTTCACCGAAGATGTCTATAAATTCTTGCATTTCAGCGGCCCGTTTTGCATTGACCTCGTCGCGTGACTTACCAAAAAAACCGAGGTCAACCTGACCCGCTGTAGGGGCGGCAGTAAGTTCTGCCAACTGCTCACCCAAGGTTCTCTCGTCATCTACTGTCGTTTCAAGGTAATTGCGTAGCCGTTGCCATGTAGAAAGACCGGAACCTGTCTGGAAGTTCTCAAAAGCGTCACGAAAGCCCTGCGTCGCCTCTCTCTGCGCGTCGCGGAAAGCTCCACTACTGCCTACGATGCCCTCTACCGACTGCTGAAGCTCCATCCGCGTTTCACGAAGAGCCTCTTGATACCGCCGCTCGGCTTCAGCCGCTTCATCCACTTCCGGCGATAGAAAGCCCACCACATCACTGAAGAGGCCGAGGCTATTCGTAATCATGCCAATGGGATCACCTTTAACCAACGCCGTGGCGATCCCTGCGCCACTGTCTACCATGCCCGCATATTTACCGCCGCCAATCGTATCCAAGAAGGCTGTTGTGAGCGTAGCCGCTTCAGATATATATCTTAATTTTTCTGCAAGCTCATTGGCCCCTTTAGCCGCACCTAATTCTGCCGCTTGTAAGTTGTCAAACGACTCCATTAATTGCTGATCTTCTCCAAACTTCTCTTGAAATGCCTGACGCTCCATTTGTTGTTGTGCCTTAAACGCACGCATCTCATCATCTATAAGAGAGATCCGCATAGCCGCCAACTCGCCTTGCGCCGCTTCTTCCTTTGCAATTCCTTCGGCACTTGCCTTGTCTCTTGCGTCTTGCTCATCTTGTAGGTGTTCGCCGAAAGCCGAATCCATGTCTCTGAACCTGTCTTGCATCGCCGTAGATACATCGCCGCCCGTATGATCGCCGCCCCCTGCCATAAACTCACCAAAGCGAGCGTCACCCTGTGTTCGTTTCTGGAGGCGGGAAATCATATCACCATGTTTTAATTGGGTATTAGGTTTTACATTAAACAAATCCGGCCCACTTGATGGGGCCACCGCATCCGGTTTTGTGATTCTTCCCGCAATAGCATCGACTCCAGACGGGGCTTGACTACCCCATACAAATTCCGTTGTCATATTATTCATCGTACGGCCTAAATCCGCATCAAACTCACCCGCAATATTAGAAATGTTCCGCATTGCGTGTTCCGTAACTTTTGCGCTGTAGCCCATGAGGCTATCAAATGCCCCTGTCCCGACAGCCATGATGGCATCGCCCGTCAGGGAAGCGGCTTGCGTCACACCACCTACCACAAAGTCCTTAAAAGCCGCACCGCCATCATCCGCACCCATCGCCAAGCCCAAATCGCCTATCTTATTGGCGAGCCTTTCAAAGATGCCATACTGCTGTTCCAACTTATCAATAAATTGACCGAACGAGTTGTTTAAGACTACCAGAGATTGGTCGATGGTAGGGGTTAGCTTCTCAAATTCTGCGTCAACTCTTTTGGCTTCTTTAAATAAAGCCCCTACGACCTGTTGGGCTGTAATTTTACCTTGCTCACCCAATTTCTTTAGATCGCCCGTAGTCTTGCCCATGCCCTCGGCAATAGCCATCGCTAAACGGGGCGTTTGCTCTATGACGCTATTTAACTCCTCACCGCGCAATACTCCCGCCGCCATACCTTGACCCAACTGCACCAACGCCGCACTCGCCGCCTGTCCACTGACACCCGAAAGAGCAACGGATTGATTTATGGTCAGGAGCAACTTTTGAAGATCATTTTGACTAAGATTAAGAGCCTTGTTCGCCATTGCGAAACGCTGATAGACCTCGGCCGTATCACTGACCGATTGGCGGGTTTTGTTTGATGTCACAAACAATTCTTGAACGACCCGATTTGTCTCTTCTTGATCTTTCGTGAACAGCTTTACTCTATTGCGTAGGTTAGTCCATTCCTCGCCATACTGTTTTAACGCGCCCACGGACATATAGACAGCGAGTCCCGCCAAGCCCCGTTTTAACAAGGCCCCTGCCTTGTTCATCGCTTCCATCTCTGTTCCCGCCTTCTTCGCGGCGGTACCCGTTCCCTTGAGTTCCTTTTGAACCCGATTTAATTCTCCGCGAAGTTGCTTATTCTCCTTTCCCACCTTGTCAATCGAATCCTCAAACCGCTTCATATCCTTTATAGCTTGGGCGGTCCCTTGGTGGAGGTTTTGCCCTTCAAACCTCGCTTCTATCGTGACTTTGTCGGTTATAGCTACCATTTATTTGCCGCCTTGGGCGATACGGGCAAGCTCATTATCGCTGAAAGATTTTTCTGTGTCGTAATCACCGTCATCACCGTCCCGCTTTTCGCGGTATTGCCTGTGGACCTCACTGTTGACGAACGCTATTGCTTCTATTTGTAGCGGGGTCAATTCCGCTTTGTCCGGTGCAAGGCCGATCTCGTACTTGGATAGATAGTCACGGGCAAGTAAGTAGAGCGGATCAAGGTCGTACAGTTCCTCGACCCGCTCATCGTCTAAGTTCTCAACGTCCGAATCGGCAAGGATCATTCCTCGTCTGACGGACTCCCGAAGTTTCCCCGATCCTCTTCACCCAAGGTCTCTTTCTCTTCAAAAGAAGCACTGATCGAAGCCTTCCAGTTGGCGGGGATCTTGTTTTTCCAATTCTCTACATCCGCAGAGAGGGAGCCGATACTTCCATCCGGCATTTCGTATTCAACGCCCTCCATGCCAATGCACGTACTGTCAAAAAACTTGATCCGCGCTTCTTGCGTCCTGTTCTCCACGCGCCGACCGACTTGCTTGAATCGGTTTTTCAGCAGGGAAGTGATCGCCTTGGAAAACTCTTCGTCATCATACGAAGGGAAGACCGCCACAATCTGATCATCCGCTTCCGGTATATACAACTCTATCCGAACCTTGCGCCCTAAAATGACTGCCATGTCATCTGCCTTTCTATTGAGGGATTACCATTTGACTTTATTGGCCCAATACGCGGCCGACATCTTACCTTTCGCTATGTTTTTTGCGTGTCTTGCTTTAAAAGACCGCCGCCGAGCTTTATCCCGCTCAGACTTGGGACTTTTACCCGCTCCACTGACACCTTGCTGACCGAAGCGTATCAGCTTTATGGTATCGCCCTTTTTAGCCAATACCGCGTGGCTTTTCTTCGGATGGCTCGGGGTGCGCTTCGGCTTATTGTAGCCGCTAAACCGCTTGCCTCGGTAGACTATAGCCATGTCGATTCTACCTCCCCTTGGGCTTCTTCTTGGGTTTCTTCTTGGGCTTCTTTTTGGGTTTCTCCCGTTTCATTTCTGTTTTCTTGGTCGCGTAGAACTTGCCACCTTTAGGCATCAGGAGCCTCCTTGGGTAAATCCGCGCACTGATCTAATAGCCATTGCAACTCTTCTGCGTTGCCTTGGCCGTTCTTGATACGCTCTTCTACTGTGGCGAGGATAAACTTTTCGGTCTGCGTTTCACCGTCTTCGCCGCGCTTAAATGCGATGGCATATTCACCATCCCGAATCTTCCGGCCCGAGACAAAGAGTGGAGGGAGTGGGGCGGCAGTTACTCCACTCCCCCCGTGGCCGCGACCAGACTCCCCACTGCCGCTCTTGGTGGCCTTCGCTTTTGCTTTAGCCACGATTAACCTGCGTAGGCCGTTTTGGTATTGAACACATCAATAATAACCGAGCCGAAGGGGTTAGGCGTTCCTCCCGTGGTAGCGTCCCAAAGCGGTAGGAAGGTCAATGTCTCCACTATGCGGCCACCGTCATCAGATACGTCAGCCGATTGTAGGACAGCCTTTGGGATGGTAAAACAGGCCCCATAGTAAACGCCCTCACTGCCAATTTGATCGCCTTTGAATCGTGCCTGTAGACTGTAATTGGTCTGGTTATATAGGCCCGTCCGAAAGGTATCATCTTGCCACAACTTCGTGATCGTGATTGTTTGACTTCGTGCCGTTTTCTCAGCAATGTTATATATCTTGTCACCGCCGACTTGATAGAGGAAATCACGGTCCACGTTGTTGGCGTACGAATATTCAAACGAGGTGACTTGGCCCGTTATATCCGTAACTGACGCAATGTCCCAATTTGTAGGCTCAGAGTTGCCGCCCTTCGTATCGCCATCATAAACGCCTGTTCCAATGCCTATTCCGGCCACGGAACCGCTGATCGGGTTTTCGTTAACTTCGTCGCGGTTGTTGTCCGAACCCGAACTAACCGTGCCGCAACCGTAGCAACTGGAGGTCAACGAGGCGAACTGATTGGCTCCGCGATTAACCGAAAAGTTGAAACTATCAACGAACACACCGGGATAAACTTGATTCACGCCGCTCTTCAGGATGCCCTCTGCGGTAAACGATTCCAGAGTCGTGTTCGGGCTACCGCTTGTCGTGATTTGGTGCTTACGCGCAGTAGAAGCACCGGATGGCGTGGTGGTCGTGATATTGCTCACGCCATACGCCGCAATAGTGGCGAGGGTGTGAGGCTTCACCCGCGCCTGTGCGATAGGTAGGGCTATGCTCTGGTTGGTCAAAAACTGCTCAGTAGGCTCTTCCGTGCCACCGACCAGATCATTGTTGGACACTACGCCGACCTCGCGGTTGGTGATGACTCCGGCATCGACTTTTAGCATCGAATCGGTTGCGATAGCCGTTCCATACGTGGACTCGGCGGTAGCCGCCGACACGTAAAGTTTTCGTATTCTGTTTAGATTGGTTGCCACGATATTGCTCCTTGTTCTGCCGTCAGTAAGTTAGGCCGAAGCCGATGGAAAACGAGATTTCTGCGAACCCGCGAAATCGGTGTGCAATCTCCCCGACAGTGATGTCGAGGTCTGCCACGTTGCACGTAAGAGTCCCTCTTTCGGCTCCTCCGATCACTTCAGGCATTCTTGCCATTTGCCGCACGGGTAGATATTGCTGATTTAAACACCGCTCTACCCGTGCGGTATGTTCTAATAGATCGCTCTTGAGCGTGGGGAGGTCGTAGGCTTCGCGGACCACCAACACCGAGCCAAGGAGGCCGACTTGTGTTATGCCGCTGATCTGCTCCACCGCTTGCGATGCAAAGTTCACTTCCGCTGAGATCGCCGGAAGTTGGTAGTCCATGATCGTTCCGAAATCGGCCCTATGCTCTTGCTCCCACAAATTCACTTGATAGGCACCGCCACTGCCAAGGGCTGAGTCCTCCTGTAAGGCTTTAATGACGAACTCCGCGCCTATGTTATAGAGGTCATCGTTCGCGTAGCTTGTAGACGGTGATGCAACGCTTGCAGAGTCCGTTGGCTCAGTTACCAAGACCCGTATATCGGCCACCAACTCAGCCACGCCCCGAAATTGGTTTGTATTCTCTATTTCAGTAGAGTCCATCACCACGTTGGTCACATCTATTTCCACCGAACCCGCTGAGCCGCTTATCTCAGACGGGAGGTCATCCAACTGTTTAGCCACCTCGTACTGCTGACTAAGCACCCGCGAGATCCTTGCCGTGATGGCTTTCAGGTTTTGCTTGGTCGCTCGGATGTCAACGCCCTCCGTAATCACCACAATCGAAGCCGTGAAATTACGGGTCTGCATCAGCGTAACCGCCTCACGCGTAGCCGTACCAAACCGCGCCTCGACAGAACAGGCAGGGAGGCCAACGTCCGAATATTCTTCTGCGTCTTCCAAGTGTTTTTGCCGTATCGTCGCAAGTGCCAATGTGCCGCCTGAACCCAACTTGCTATCAGCGGTCAGGACATCCACGATATTGCCTTCGATGATACTGTAGTCGCTCACTTAGCATTTCCCGGCAGTTTGCCCGTCATCAGGTAGTCGCTCATCAGCTTGTTTAGGTAGGCCGCGTCCCTCTTGGTGAAGAATAGAAAGGGGCGCATCTTCTGTTGAGCGGCCGCATAATTGATATTGGTGCCGATCCGCATCTTCGTTTTCGTGATATGCACCACGCCGAGAGTAGCATTACCGCGGAGCGTCATGGTGTCCTGAACGATAGAATCGCCCTGCTGTACCCGTGAGGTGCCGGATGCCCGTTTACGCCCCAAGACCTTGCCCTTGCCCCTGACCTTCGCCACGCCGCCCCATGCGGGAATTACTGTCCCGTCTTTACGCGTATACTGCGGGGCGAAATACTTCCATTTCACGCCGCGCCATGTCCCGCCTTTGGCGTTTTCTTTGAACGTATTATCGGTCATTACGCCCATATAGCGATGGAAGACCCGAAAGACCTTGGTCATGGCATCGCCACGGCTTTCTAACTCCGTGAATAACCGCTTGGAATCGCCCTCTAAGCGTATTTCTGTCATACCCGCACCACCGACCCTGTAGTGACTTGGAAATTAAACGTAGACTCAGGCTTGGCCGTAGCCGTGCGCCCTTCGGCGGGAATCTGGATGATGCCCTTTGCTTGGGTCAAGGCCGATGCCGCCATCACATCTTCGGGGTTGTTGCGAAGGAGGATATAGGCTAAGTGTAGACAGTAGTACGTAGCCGCCTGACGGATGATATAAGGGGTGCCGAAATTAATCGGGGCCGCGTCTGTAAACATCTGCTCGGCGGCGGGTTCATAGGTCACGGTATTCGTTGAAAACGCCGTGACGCGGTATTCTTGGCTATCGTCTATAAGCCCCTTGAAATTCTTGTCCCTGTCGCTCCATTGGTAATCGCCCACCACACGGAATCGGTCATCCACTGACGGGTTATTGGTCCCGCTACCGATCACCACCGTGGAATCTCCCGCGCTATGGTTTGACTGATTGACCACCCACGAATACGCGGTAGAGACAGGCGCGAACGGGGCTGTGCCGGGATATACCGAGTCGATCCAGTTCTTAGCGACAATGCGGAGCTTGGTCGTTCGTTGGGCCTCGCTTGCCAACTGACTATTGGTCAGGGTAGGGAGGAGGTCCGTTATGTCCGCATCTGTGTTATAATAATGGGCCATTACTCAGCCTTCTTCGGCCTTCCTCGCTTCTTGGGTGCGGGTTGCTCTGCCTCTCCATCTTCGTTGAACTTCTTCATTTTCTCGGGGTCAAAATCGGCGGCATTGATCACAATGTAATCGCCCTTGCCGTCATCAATTTGAATAGTGTCAACCATTAGTGCGATCCATTCCGAGTAAGTGGGGGAGGGTTCAAGCGGGGTGGCGAACGCGGTCATCGTGGTATCTCCGGCAGAGGACCACCAGTTGACCACAACGCCACCCCACTTAACTCATTTACCCGAGAATCAGCGAAGCCAACTCCGGCCGGACGAGTGCGCCACCGTAGAGAATGTCATAGCTGACGCGGGTCTGTTTGAACTCACGCGATACTTCTACGCGGAGCGACAGGCCCGATATCGGATCGACATTACTCATCACGTTATCGCCGCCAACCATCATCCCGTCTTCCAACGGACGAGAGGCGAAAGCGAAAGCATCGCGATGGAACAGCAAGTTGCGGGTGAACGCCGCCGCCGAAGCGGTGAACGTGATGGCCGCGTTGTTGACAACTGCCGCACCAAGTCCCGGTGTGAAGGTGATCGAAGTGCCACCCGCCGCCGCCGTCACAACATGAGACACGGTGTCTCCGGCCACGGTGAAGATGTCACCGACTGCGGGGTTGTTGGAACCCGTGTCAATGGTCATTACGGTGATATCTGCGGCATAACCCGCGCCGTTATTGACAAGGAAGCCCGTAGGCGTTCCGTTGGCATTGATGTGGGTCTGGACATTCTGATCCACGACCCAAGTCGCGCCGAGCTTCTCACCGATCTGACCGCGAATGATACCGTCCGTATCGCCGCGCCAAGCCGCGTTCTGAAACGCTTCCAACGACAGGGCTTCAGCCTCGGCATCCGCATTGATTACGCAATAGCGGTCATCCATCGGAGCCGCAGAGTTGTTCAACTCTTTACGGGCCGCAAGATAAGCGTCGAGGTTGGAGGCGAAAGGCGTGGTTCCGGCGGTGCCGCCGTTCTGGCTGATCCCGTTAGTTGCACTGGAGGCGAGGTTCATAATGTAGGTATCTACGTTGTTTGCCAACGCTTTGATCGCCTCTGACGCTTGCATCGGCATCAGGTTGTTCTCTTCGACGTTTTTAAGCTCTTCGTCCGTGAGATTGAACGCCGCTTCATACCACTGGTCGAGCGTAATCGTCGCTTTTGTCGGGCTTAGATCACTGACCGCTTGTGAGGTAGTGCCGGGAGTTACCGCGTTCGCCGTAATAGCCGAGGGGATCGGGATATCAATAGTACTACCCGATTGAGCCGCCAGAGAATCGTAAGAGCGATTGACAAGGCGGGGCATAATAGACTGCTGACGCAAGGCCATGAGACCCTGTGCCAATAGTTGGGGGATTACATTTGTAAGAGAATTAGCCACGGGTGGCCTCCTTATGCGTTTGTTGAGGTTGAATCGTCAACAAGCGAGCAAGGAACGCCGTCCCCGTCAGCCCACGAACACCGTCCGTTGGCTTATGCTACTGCTGTGTTTTTACTACGTCTTACGAGGCTTTCAGTGAAGTCTTGCCCGTTGCAATCTCTTCTAATTGATTCTGAAAACCCTTTTTATCATCTCTATTCAGCACGTTACCATTCGCTGACGGTGCCGTAGTTGCTGATCCGGTAGCACCGCCGCCGGATGATGGCGCAAAGGCCCAAGAGTAGGATTGAGTCTGTTCCTCGACCCATTCGCCAATCGTCTTGGGTGCGCCGGGATTCGCGTCAGAAAATACGGGAGTGCCACCCCCGTCTAACTGAACCGCTCGTCCTTCTGAAATTGTCCATCCCGATTCTTTGGCCTTTGAAACCAAAAAGTCCTCTGCTCCAGATTGAGCGTTGGCCGCGTTTGCCGCTTTCAGGATTTCCTCGTCTAACATCTTACGCGAGATCATCTTATCGCGCTCTTTTAGATTGCTCTCTAATGCCTTTATTTGATCTTGAAGCGGGGAAGTGGCCTTGACCAATTCTTTGGCAACCAATTCCTCGACCTGTCCCGCCTCAACTAAATTCTTTCTTTCAAGGTCCGATTCGGTCTGTTGCCACGCCTTGTACTTATCGACATCCACCCCTTCAAACTTGGATAGAGCGTCTTGAGCGGCTTTAGCTTCTGCGGTCAGCTTTAAATTAGATTCCCTGAACTCATTGACCCGTTCCTTCTCAATGAATCCCGGCAGACTGCCCTCGACGCTCAACGCATAGGTGCCATCGCCCGTCTGCTGATAGAGCGGCTGAACCGATTCGTCCAGATCCTCCAAGGTTTTCACGACTGCTTTTAGCTTGTTTTCTGCCAATTTCATAGCTCCTTACTTATGAGTCTGCAATTACGTTACCACCGAGACAAGGGGATTCTTAATATTGTGGCGTTTCTTTATCGGGTTCATAAGGCTTGGGGTCGTGGGCATTGTATGCAACGGTGAGTATTGTGGTCTTCAAAGCCTCCAAGCGAATCACCGCAAACCGTATAGCACGATTCTCTGGATCGGGTACATCCGGCGTTTTAAAGAAACTCATCGGAGCTTCATCGTTTAACATATCCACTAATATCTCTTGCATAGGCCCATCACTGCTGACCCACTCGTCGGCATCATTGATAGATAGGCGGTACTTATCCCCTTGTAATTCGATACGTATGTGCGCCATTAGTAATACCTCAGATCGCCCCGTAAAACACCAACGAGGAACTTAAAATACTCGGGATCGGTTCGGGCAAAGGCTACAGGGTCAGCATATAAAGCCTCTATGCCCATAGAGATCACCTCGGAGGCTCCGTCATAAGTCTTGCCCGTGTAGTATGCCTTGCTCTCTGCGCTTACACTCAACCAATCTAACTCTTGGACGCTCAACTGCGAATCGGGTTTGCCGCCAAATTTAGTCTCCCGAAGGATACGCTCCCAGAACTCTTTGAATTTATCTTTTTTACCGACTTCTTTGGGACCGTATCCCGCAGTCGGAAATATCTTTTTTAACTGCACCGCCGCCTCACCCCTCGTTCGATACGCGAGGAATTTTTTGACCGCCTCATGGGAACCTGACACCGTATGCTCAATCAGATGCCCTAATTCGTGCGCCATGACACTCGCTGTCTCTTTTACACCTACAGCTATGACACCTTTCTTATCGCCGTATCCAAGTGATTTGTTATATGACCACTGAAAGGCTCGGGCGTATGTATCCTTGAGCTTGGAGCGATCCGACACCACGATGTCATAATCTAAACCTTTGAAGGGGGCATACTTCGTTATCTCAACCTCAGACCAACCCGTATCCTCGGACCATCCCGCCTTCTTAAATAGGTCTCGGAGTTTTTGGCTTTGTTCCAAGCTCGGTTGATAAGAACTATCTGACTTTTTCCACTTCTTAAATTCTGCCCTCACAGCCGCGATAGCCCTTAACTCGGCATCGTATTTCTCTTGGCTGATATACCCATCGTCCAAGTTCTTTTTCAGCATTTTCTCGGCTTTGTCGTACTCAAGAGATGGTTCCCGATTTGTGACGGTTCCTTTGGGTAAATCGCTATCGCCCCTGTGGACAAGCCGATTGACGAAATCACGGCCTTCGTTGAGCCGCTCTTTTGCTCCATCCCAAAGAGGTGATTTTTTCCCAAGGCGATTATTGAGCGTGGAAGTTGATTCTTTATCCAATCGTTTCCACGCATCTCGCTTTTCGTAGCGTATGGGTAGCCCTTCGACAAGGATTTGGTCTTTATTGCCAATTAAGTCCATAACATAGTCCCGCATCGACACCTCGGGCTTATTTCGCTCCCGAATCAACTCTCTTTTTCGCAGTTGCACCTTTCTCAAGCGGGGTCGTTGGCTCTTGTCATCCCACAACTCGACCCGCTCCCGCTCCAGTGCGTCAAGCTCCTTATCAATTTTACGCACCCTTTTCTTCCTCCGAGCCGCTTCGCCCACCACATTCCTCACGGTATTCTCGCCCTCGGCGTAGTATTTTAGCCGATCTTCGATGTCATCGAAGTCCTGTGGCCCCTTAATCTTGGGGTTGTCAGGTTGGGGTGGGGGAGTCGCGTCTTGAACGGGTTCGGGGTTCCCATCATCCTCAAACCATTCCTCCATCCCACCGATCAGCACCGAGCGGCAAAGGTGAAAAGGCTTTAGGCGCGGCGGTCTACCAAAGCGGCTTCGGCTCCACTCAACCAACGTCATCGGCTTTTCACGGGCGGCATACGCGCAGATGTCGGTGGTGCGGCTGTCCTGTGGGTTGGAATTGCGATAGACCGCTTCGTCACCGAGGGCTTGCTTGGTGACATCTTCGTGGGTGGCGTTCAGGATCTTAGCCGATTCGATCCGCGCAATGGCATCAGCTCGGGTTTTAGCCGAGCGCATAATTGTGCGCCCATTCTTCGTATAAACGGGAATGGCCTTTAACCGCCCTGACGCAAACAAGCGGTTGGATAACGTGTCTCCCGGTCCTTGAACGGGGATGCCTTCCGCTACTGAGTTGAGCATCTCCCGCCGAAAGAACTCGTTTATATCGTCACCGATGGTTCCGATAATGGAATAGGCATCAGAGCGGCCCACCTTCAATATCGCCCGTTCCGTTCCCGATATGTGCTTGAATACCGCGTCGATCTTAGCTTGGGGGATAAAGTCCGTGGTCAGGTTGACCCGCGCTAAATCCCGTCCCGCTTGGCCCATCGCGGTCACCATCTTATCCGACCAGACGTTTCCCGGTACTGTGACGAGTTTGCCCACTTGTTCTTTTACATTTGCTATGGCTTTACGAGCCGCTTCGATGTTCTTTACCGAGCCGATCACTTCGCCTTGTGCATTGGTGGATAAACCCTTGAAGAATCGGTCCCGTTGGCGGTATAGCTTGCGCTCGGCTTTATCGAAGATGGTTTCCAACTCAGCTGATAAACCGCCGATCTGGTTTATTTCGATCTCATGCCGCGCCTTGTGCATGGCACGGATCATCTGGTTGATAGATACAGACATGGCGTTGAGTCCCTTGCGTTACTCTGCGACAGGTGCCGCGACTAACGGCCCTGATAGTTGGTCAACGTCCTCCTCAAAGTCATTCTCTATCTGCTCTTTTTCCTCTACCCAATCCACTCCGGCTCGGGTCAGTTCGCCCTCGGCTAATAGTGCGTATAGGGTGGCATAGCTTATCTCGCCGCCTTGGTGCAGGGCCATATAGCTCTGGACCTGTTCGGGCGTGAGGGAAATGTCCACGAAATCCTTATTGACTTCAATACTGACCGCTTCTTCATTCAGCCCCGACCAACGCGCCAACGTCCGCGCCACCTCATTCAACCCCTCGCCAAAGGCGATGGCGATAGTCCGCAGAGCGGCTTGAGCGGCCGCATAGCGCAACCGCAGGGCTTCAGCCGACTCCACTCCCGCTCGTTGGGCCTCCAGTAGGGTTGAACCCAACCGCGCCACATCGGTCTTCTTGTCTTCCATCGCCTCACGAAGCGCACTTACGCATTCCTTCGATGCTTGTAGAATCTCGCCCCGTGCGCCTTCTCGCTCGGAAACAATGGCGCGATTCGGACCAAGGTGAATCTCCTGTTCCCGGTCTATCCCGCTGAAGAAATAGACAGGGGAGCCGCAGAAGTGTAGGGCGCGTTCGTAGTCCGCAGAATTGACGTACATCTGGAAGTTGACATCGACCATATCTATGAGCGGCGGCTTATTGACGCTCGGCCCCGACTCATCGGGGCCAAAGAAGACAAATGGCAGTTCGGTAAGGGCTTCGCCGCGTTGGCGCGGTACGATATCCTCTTCCTTCACCCACCTCTTCTTGCCCGTCTGCGCTCCATAGGTGTCGGTGGTTGTGCGCTCCCGCCATACCTCTTGACGATAGAATAGACTGCCTGTGTCGGACACATCCAACCACAATACGCGGTATTGCGATTGAACTTTTAATACGAACGGGTCATCGTCCGCAACGGTTTCGTAATCCTCCCGCAACACCACCAACGTCAACACCTCCGCACCGTTGAGCCGTGCGGTGCGCCAGTTGATAATATCCTCGGCTATATACAGCGTGGCATAGGGGCGGGGATCGGCTCCCTCGGGCGGCATATCTACCAACACGCCACACCGACCCACTTTGAGAACTTCCAGTAGAACGTCCTGTGCGAACTTCTCAAAGCGGGTATCGGTCAGGGTCGTGTCTTCCATGATGTCACGCATCTGGTCCGGCACCTCCAGACGAAGCGGCTTACGAAGTACCGCACCCGCGAGGCCGTTGACCGTCCGTTCTGGCGCACCATACCACACCGCCGCGTTCAGATACGTGTCATACTCGGACTGATCCATCCCGTGGTAGCGGGGCAGGTATTCCGTGGTCTGTTCCTTTACCGCATCACTCCCTTGGTACGCCGTTCGGGATCGGTTCCAGAGCTTGACGTTCGCTTCATATGCTTCATTCGGATCGTTGACGGGCATGATAGCCTATCCTTGTGTCTGCCTGTGT